GGCCTCGACATACAATTCGGCATTGAGCCGGGTCGCCGTCGCCTGCCCCGTCAGGGCAAACCCCAGTTGCATGGCCAGTTTATCCACCAGCGCCAGGGTGAATTCAGCATCAAATTGGGTGATATCCGTCACGCGCCGGATATAGACCAGGTTCACCGTGGCCTTGCAGGTCAGCAGTTCGCGGCCTTCCACGGTCCAGGCGCCGTCCCCCACGACGCTCGCCCACGTTGAGGTATCCCAGGCGCCGGTGCCTGCGGTGAGGTGATCATCCTCCAAGTACAGCACCTGGAGACAATCCCCAGGCAGCGCAAAGGCAAAAGGCGCGCCCCAGGCCGGCGTGGTCGTGGGCGTATCGAGCGTGATCCGCCGTCGCGCAAATTTCCAATGGCCTTGCCGCAAGAGGGCATCGCGGATCTGGGGATAGAAGAGCGCCGCCAGGCTGGCCTTCTGGGAGTTGTCCTTCAACGTCGTAATGGGTGTCTGCCCAATCTGCACGAGCGCGAGATTCGCCAGGCTCAGCGCACTCGGAATCAGGGATTGCTCGATCTCGTCGGCCGCCCGCGCGGTGGCTATTTGTTGCGCGGCCTTGGCCAGAAACACCTTCTCGACATCGACATCCCCCGTCAACCCATACGCGAGCTGGGCACTCAGGCGTTCCACCAGCGCCAGGGTAAACGCGCCCGCAAACGCGCCGGCATCGTCGATCCGGGCGATATATAGGATCGTCGCCGTGAGGGCATCCGTCAGGAGAAAACGGCCCTCGACGGCCCAGGCGTTGGTTTCTTCGCCATCCATGCTCAGGACCTGGAGGCAATACGGATCCGTTGGTAAGGCATAGGTCTGGGCGAACCCGGACCCGAGCGGCTCGGGGTTGGCGGCTAACCGCTGGCGATGGCGGGCAAAGTGCGGCGCCATCTCACACGCGAGGGCATCCCGCAGGAGCGGATAATGCAGGCCACAGAGTACCGCCACCCGCGTAGGGTCCTCGAACGAGTCAATGCGCGTGTCCCCCAATTGGGCGAGCGCGAGGTTGCAGATGTCGAGCGGTGAGGGCATAGGGCTCCCTAGGGGCGGTCCTCACGAGGACCGCCCCAGCATGGTGCCTAATCCAACATGTATGACATGTGCCCGTAAAACTTCTTTGCCGCGACCCACGCTTCTGTGGTGACCGTGGCGATGAGCAAAATATCGCTGGTCAGTTCCTCGCCGTAGAAGAGCGCAATGGTGTTCCCGATCAGCGCGACCCCGGCGGCATCCACTGACGTCGTTGCCAGGTATTTCGCCACCGTTCCCGTCACGCCGATCTGGACCGAGGAGTCCCCGCCGGCGCTGGACATGGCCTCCCACGCGGCCATGCCGCCAAAGAGGCGCGAACCAGCCGGAATCTCACACAGTTCGATCACATCCCCCACCACGTTATTGCCTGTGGGGACGGTATACGAAAAGAACGCTTTGCGGTCCCGTCCGTGCCATTCATTTGTCTTGACGCGACGCGACGGCACTGCGACCCGGCTCGCGCGTTGCGTGGAATACACCGTAGCCATGTTGCTCCTTTCTTAGGGCATCGCCATGAGGACAGAACACCACACGTGCGCTGCCGAGTTATTGCCGGCTGGCACCACTTTGACCGCGAGCGTGGCTCCGGCCGCGATGGGCGCCGAGCTGGCGAGACTTTGGCGGCATTCCGTGGCCGCTTCGCCAATCGTGCAGGAGAGCACCGGGACCGTATCGGCGGCTGCAGAGCGCAGCGTCATGACCAGGGATTCGCCGGCGGCTTGGGTCGCGTCCGAGATGCAGCGCATCCCGAAGGCCCGCATGGCGAGGGAGGAGACCACCAGGTCTGCGGTCGCCTCTGTGGTCGAATCCAGTGCCGAACAGGCCGTGGAGGCTAAAGAGTAGTCGGTCCCATCGCCTTTCCAGGAGGGCAGCGAGGGGCCGAGGTAGTTCGTCGTGGTGGTCCCGGCGTCGTCGCCGCAGATCACGAGGTTTTGCGTAAAGCCCATGGGGACCGCCGCGCCGCGCGCGCGCACCCCGGCGGTGTAGTTCATGATGATGTCGGTTTCATCGGTCATCTCGCCAGCCGCCCACGCCAGGCCCACCACGAGCCCGAAGGCGATGGCACTCGAAAGCCATTTTTTCATCGGGTACCTCAGGCAGTTTCGTCGTGGTCGATCTGGACCACGCGGGCTTCTTCAATCCGTGTCGCGCCCACATCCATGCACTCAAACACATACAGCGCAAATGCTTTGTCCGCGCGTTCCTGCATCCGTATCTCGATGTCGCGCCCAATCGAGAGCCCGACCCCCTGCCGCTGCATCAAAATGGCCGACCGGATATTGCCCGTTTTGGGCAGCCGTGTCGAGATGTGGACCTGAAACCCCAGGAAGGTATTCAGGGTCCCGTCCACGAGCGCTTTCACCGTATTAAAATCGGCGGAGGTGACGGCGGTCGTTGCGAGCAGGTTATCGAGGGCGGTCGGGGAACCCCAGAGATGCCGATCCTCCTCCTCGACGTTGGCCTCATCCATCGTCCGTTTGCCAAGCCGCCATTTCGCCAGGGTAAAGCCCGTGCCGCCGTTGGCGATAATCTGCGACGCGGGGAGGGCCACGGACGTCGCGGCATCCAGCTCATCCACGCTATAGGCCAGGCCCAGCGCCGCCGCGATAATGACATCATCGATCGACCGCCCCAGCGCGTTCGCCCCCGCAATCGCATATTCACTCGCCGGCGAAATCAGCAGGCGCTGTTGGTCCTCCCGATCTATCAAGTCGCCCCAATCGTACGGATCCATGCTCACCCGGCGCCGACTGTGCGGGGTATTCATCAAGGGCGAATCGCGGTGCCGGGTGTTGACTTTGCGTGCAGCGGTCACCCCGATACGATCAAAATGATCCGACTTCCCAATAACGTCGGTCTGTACTCGCACCGAGTTGCGCAGCTTCGAGCCCTTCTGCTGCGCAAGATGGATCACATTGGCCCGGTAGTGATTCACAAACGCTGTGGTTATCTCAATCGACATAAATTCAATACCTTACACAGAATGGTGATCTCGACTTTCTGTGAAGGCTCCCCGTCTCTGCGGACCTTCTCGCGTCTCGTGCGGTCTACGGCGCGTCTCTCCGCGCGGCCCCCTGGACGCTTGCGCGCTCCCCAGGTTGTCCCTCGAACCCTTACCGCCCCGCCGCCATGATTTGATGCAGCGCACTCATGCGCTGCACCGCCTCGTGGTGCGCCGGGTTTTGCTCATTCCAATAGGCGTGCTGCGCGTTGCCCATAATCGCGGCCGCCTCGGCGGCCGCGGCATCGGGACTCGCCGACCCCGCCACCTCCCCGAGGATCAGATGGTCTTCCGCCATCGACTCCCCCATTTGCACGAACGCGTGGATCAGCCACGGCGCGCCCCCGAACATCCCCAGGAAGGCCGACAGGCCACCGTCCTGGAGCTGCGCGTGCGTCGGCTCATCCGCGAAATAGGCGACGGCCCGTTGCGCCAGCGTCATGAGGCGATCCGTCGCCGCGCCGTACTTGCCGCGCACGCCCGCCTCGACCTGCTTGAGCTGCTCCGCCTGGGCGGCGACCGCCCCTTGTTGCTGTCCCTGCGTCCGGTCCAGATGCGCGCGCAACATGGTGTGTACCTGCTGGGTGGACAGCCCCGCGTCGTGCGCAGTCTTGAAGAACCAGTCCCGCAGCCCTGCGTCGAGCGTCACGCCCTCCGGCAGGGCACCGTCCGGCACGCTGTAGCCTGCGCTCGTTTCCGGCATGCCCAGCTTCCGATAGATGCCCCGCCACTCTGCCGCGTCCGCGTCGAGCTTGGGCACCTTGAGTGCGCCCACATTGTAGCTCTGCGCATCGACCAACGATTTCATAGCGGTGGGGAAATCCTTGAGATTTTTGACCGTCGCATTGCCCTGAAGCTCCGTGGGCAATGTGGCGACGAGCGCGCCCCAGTCGTGTGTTCCCACGGCAGGGTCCGGCGCAGGGGGCGACGTACTCGCCGCCGGCGCGCCACTGCCCCCGCCCCCTGCGCCCTCAGTCTCTGCCATCAGAAGAGGGAATCGCATAGCCACACCCTTTCGTCTCCCATCGTCCAGGCGTCTCCACACCCCACAAACACGGTCCCTGGCAGCGTCGTGGTATACCCCATCTCCTGCCACACCGCGATCATCGCCATGAGGCGTGGATCATCATTCGTCGGGCTATAGATGGTGAGAGGCGACCATCCCGCCCATCTCCAGGCCGCTTCTTGCGCGCCAGTCACCGTCGTGATCACCTCATCCACGGTGCCCAGCGCCGGCCCATCACCCAGCAGCTGCACACGCCAGCTCATACCACCTCCTCCTCCTTGGCTTGCCGCGGCAGGGATGCATGCAAGGTCTTCACGGCATACAGGAAGGCGGCTTGCTCGGAGCCCCCCTGATGCTGAATCCGCACATCCCCCTTGCGAATGACACACACAAAATAGGGCGGGACACGGTCTTCATCGACTCGGTAGCCGGCCTGGCGGAGGGCCGCCCGGAGCACCGCCTCATCCTCCCGCGTCAGCGCCTGCGGATTAAAGGGCTCGTGGGGCACGTGCTGGGCTCCGAGCCCAATGACATAGAGCGGCACCGACGTGCCGAGCACCCCGGGACTCTCCACGGTCAGGCCCACATCCCGCTGCGAGGGCTCCCGCTGCGCCAGGGTCTCCTGGAGGTGCTCCTTCCGGGCTTCCAGCAGGGCGACCTGCCGCTGCCCGTCCGCGTAGGTCTCCCGGAGTTGCATAATTTCGGCCTGAAGCTTGGCCCGTTCCTGTTGGAGATGGGTGTGCATGTCCTCGGGGGGTGCCCCCGCCGGTCTGTCTGATTCACTCACGGTGGTCTCCCTCATGCGGCAGCTCCCTGCCTGCTTCCATCGCTTGCAAAATAGCCCGGATCACAGTCCGTTGCCCCTGTTCGATGAGCGCCCATTCCGACGCGGTATAGAGTCCCGCAGGGATCTCCTGGGCCGCATAAAAAAAGTGCTGCATCAAATCCAGGAGGACGGCCCGTCCGGGCCCGCTCTCGAACGTCCCGAGATAATTCCGCGCCATCGCCGCCACATGCCGCTCGCGTTGGGCGGCAGAATAGCCACTGCGCGCCCGACGTCCGGCGGCAATGTCCTGATACCCCTCAGCGAAATCAGGTGACATGCGGCGTCATCCCCTGCGTCATCCCCTGCGTCATCAACGGCGTCACATTTTTGGCGGTCTGGCTGGCCGCTAATTGCGCGCGTTGCTGGGCCTCGGCCTCGGCCGCCTGCTGCCGCTGGGCTTGCAGGCGTGCGACCAGCCGTTTATCCCGGAAGAGGTGCTGAGGCACCCCGAGAATGTCGCCCATATGCCGTACCATGGCGTCATCGTCCAGCGTATCATAGATCTCCTGGGTCTGCCGCTCCTGCGCCACCTGGCCCGCAAAGCCGTAGAGACGCTGGATGGCCTCCACTTCGCTCGCACGTTGCGCCCGCGCCAGCGGCCCCTCGTACTTCACCCGAATGCGTCCCCGATGCTGCGCCGCCTCTTCCAGCACGCTCTGCGGCGGGGGCAAAAACCCGCCCGCGCGCAGGCGAATCCCAAAGGTGCGGTTCGCCAGGGGGTCAAAAAGCTCGGTGGTGAGGCGCGAAAACGTCGGCCCCATGACCCGCTGAAGTTGCTCCACGATCTGGGCCACTTCAAACGCTGTTTTTTGCGGTTGGCGCGGGATCGCCTGCAATTGGTCCCAGTAAAAAATGTCCTTAATCTGCTGCTGCAACTGCTCAATGTGCAGTTCGACCACCTGGGGATTGCCCCCGATCTGGTAGGGCTGCACGCTCGCGCCATGGCGGACGGCATTCATCGCCCCGGGCGTCATGTCCCAGCGGCCAATCACGCTGTCATCATCCGTCCATCCGGGAGGAAACAGGTGCAAGGGCAGGGCCTTGAGGCCCCATTCCACGATGGCGTTCAGCGTCTTGACGTGCGGGAGCGCCAGATGCCCCCGACCAAACCCCCACGCGGAGTCCGGCATGCTCGACTTGAGCCAACCCGGGACGTCCACCGTTTTGCTCCACCGCGGCACAAAGAACGGGAATTCGGGGTAGCCACTCTCCCGCACCACCACTTTCTCCTCCATGTCGATAACACAGCTCGCCCACGGCAGGTTCCGGGCGAGCCGGAGCTGTTGCCGCTGCGCCCCAGCGCTGGAGGCGTCTTCCCGGGGATGCACGACTTGCAGGTACTGGGTCACCTCGTCCACTTTGGCGCCGCCATCCGCCAGGCGTTGCTTCACTTTGGCCCCCAGGACGTCGAGCCCAAAGCGTTGGACCGCTTGCCGTGCGGTGAGGCGGTGGACCACAAACACCGTATCCACGCGCCCTTGCTCCCCCTCCGCAATATCATACGAGCCCAAGGCCAGTGTTTTGAAATTGTAGCCCTCAAAGCCCGGTTCCCGCCCCAGAGCCTCCTCCACATAGAGGCAGCCCGTGCCGAACACAATCAACTGCTGATACAGTTCATGAAAGCGCTGGTACGCGTTCGACTGCCCATACGTTGCCAGCTCACGACGGTCCACGTCCTCGATCCACACCGAGGCCTCATAATCCTCTTGCAGGAGCGGCTCTTCGAATTCACTGGACCGCCACTTCGTCGCCTGGTTGGTCATCCCGCCCATGAAGTTACTGGCGAGGCGGTCGGCCGCGTCCATCGCTGTGCTGTCGTACACTTTGGACGTGCGTTTCGCCCCGGGCGCCACGGCGAGCGCAATGCCCGCCGCATGCGGCAAATGGTAATCGGCGATCTCTTGCCACAGGACTTCATGCGGCCGTCGCTGGAGCCCGAGGGCGGCATGCCGCGCGAGGATTTTGTCGATCACGTCCACGGACAACGACACCTACCGCCCTCCCAAGGTAGCCGGCGCGGGGGCGGAGGTCGTGACGCCGAGAGGACTGGTCACCACCGTGGCGCTTTGCCCACGCCGGCGTAAAATCCGTTGCCGCGCGGCGGCACTCCCGGCATCGGCCGCCTGGTCCACGGCCACCGCCGGGTCAGGGGGCGGCGCCGGCGGTGGAGGGGGCGGCGCGGGCGCCGCCACCGCCGTTTTCGGCGCCGCAGGTTTTGAGGGAGGGAAGAGCAACGCTGCAAGGAATGCCATGTTTGTTTGTTTCAATCCTCGCCCGTCCTCTGGGACGGGCGCTACATTCCCGGTACCAGGCACGGCACCGTGAGCCGCGCACACGCGGCCGGCTCGGTCTGGACGAGGCCGTCACCCGCGTCGGCGAAGGCTGGCAGGGTGCTAAGCATCAGCGCCAGGACGAGAGAGCCGAGAACAACGAACGTCGTCATAGGAACAACCTTTCTGGATGGGGAAAGGACCTGAAGCCACATGAGAAGTATAGCACGTG